ACGTGCTGCTAAATTGGCTGCAGAGGCTCAAGCAGTACCTCAAGAACTTGAGATTGACAAGATTAACGCTATTACCCGTAACCTGCGTGAAGGTGACCAAGAGGACAAGGAGTTTGAACGTCGTCTAAAAGTTGCTGAAACGCTTATCAAAGAAAAAGCAATAGACCAAAAAGGACAATCTAATGCTAATAACGCAACGCGAAATGCAAATCCTCCTAGACCAGATCAACAACAACTTCAAAGGCCAGTTCGACCGTCTGGACCTACTGGAGCGCCAAATAGAGGAATTGAGTAATGCCCTCAAAGAAAGACCCAAGACTAGCACGAGCGGGCGTAAGCGGGTACAACAAACCAAAAAGGACTCCTAATCACCCTACAAAATCCCATGTAGTTGTTGCTAAGTGCGAAGACGGCTCAATTAGAACAATTCGTTTTGGCCAGCAAGGTGTTAGTGGTGCAGGTAAAAACCCTACAACAGAAAAAGAAAAAGCTAGACGAAAATCATTTAAAGCTCGACACGCAAAGAACATTGCAAAAGGTAGATGTTCAGCAGCTTATTGGGCTAATAAGGTAAAATGGTAATGACATAAAACCAACAGCCGTGAGGCTAAAGCACGTCGTGATGACGTTAGGAGAACACAATGCGAACACTACTAGTAGCGATAATGCTGCTGTCGTTACAGGCATCAGCAGACACTAAGATTCTCATAGAAAAAGCAGATCAGCAGTACGTGGTTATACCAAGCTGCGACATATCTGAAGACGTAACTAAAGTCAGAGTAAGTAGACTTCAAGTAGGCGCACCAGTATTTGTTAAACACAAAGACCGACAAGTTCGGTGTACAGTAGAAGACTACTATCAAGTAAGGAGCTAATCATGCCAGCAGGACCAGGAACATACGGTAGTAAAGTAGGACGACCACCCGCTAAAAAGAAAAAGAAAACTATGCCTGTAACACGTAGTAGAGGTACAGGAAGTAGGAGAGGTAAATAATGCCTAAGAGAGGTCTTTACGCAAACATACGTGCTAAACGTAATCGTATTGCACAAGGTTCTGGTGAACGTATGCGTAAACCAGGAACTAAAGGTGCGCCTACAGCAAAAGCGTTTAAACAAGCAGCTAAAACAGCTAAGAAGCCTACTAGAAAAGCATAGGAGCCTATGTGAGTTACGAAACTAAAGTAAAGCAAGCTTTAGATATATGTTTACACAAAAACTACTTCAAAGGGAACGACAAAGAAACAGCCATAGTAATGTACTCAGGTGGTATGGACAGTGTGTCATTACTATGGAATCTTTTGGAGCATACAGAACAAGACATACACGTACACTCAATACACATAGACAACTCTGAAGGCCGTGTTAAAGCAGAAGCAAAAGCCATAGAGAACACGATCAACTACATGAGGAAAAACCAAAGACCCTTTGAGTTTTCTTCCTCAGTGTACTCTTGGAAAGCTAAGTATCCAGGTGGTAAGGACATGGTGCTTGCACTATTCCAAGCTATGAGGGTTGCTTCTGGTTTAGGTAAAACATTTAACATTGTTTATACAGGCGACTACAACATCTTTAGGGACGAAGGTGCTGAAGCACAAGGCGTGTTAAACGCACTATGCACTACACGTCGTGTTAAGCCTATTTGGTTAGCACCTTTTGAACACATGACGTACAACTCTGTAGAACGTAGCAAAGGCATCTACTTAAGTATGCCTGAAGAGCTACGTGAGCTGTACTGGTCCTGTAGACATCCTACAGATGCTCTTGATGGTTTTATTGTGTGTGGCGATTGCCATGCTTGTGATCGTCAAAAAGCAATGCAAGAAAGTCTAAAAAAAGACTTGACAAATGAATAAAAATATGCTATACTATTACTATAGTTAAACATTAGAGGAAACTATGACTCCCGAGCTTGAAACTTATTTTAATAATTATAACGAACTCTTCAACCACGAAGGTTTCAAACAACTCGTACAAGAACTCTCTACTAATGCTACTCAGCTTGCTGATATTCAAACAGTAAAAGACATAGAAGATTTACATTATCGTAAAGGACAAGTAGCTGCCTTTGCGACTATTATAAATTTACAAAACACTATTACTGCTGCTAGAGAGCAAGCAGAAGCAGAAGACGAAGAACCTTTAGATGTTTAAGGTCTATGACTTCCGTTGCACTAACGGACATGTCTTTGAAGAATTCGTACAGCCTAACGTCACAACTAGTAGGTGTGGTTGTGGCGCTAACGCTAAGCGATTAGTGTCTGCCCCATCTTTCCACCTTGACGGTGCTTCTGGAGACTTTCCAGGTCAGCACATGAAATGGGTTCGGGAACATGAAAAAGCTGGACGCAATAAAAAGGAGGACGCCTAAAGGCTAACCCTCTCACACTTTATCTCCATAACCATAATAAAAGGCGGAGTAGTTTAATATGTCAAGAGCGACAATTATAGACGAGCGTATTGAAGACGACTCTACAACAACTGATCTTGAAGCTACATCATTTGATGAGCCAACTCAAGAAAAACCTGAACCGAAAGCCAAACCTCAAGAAGATGACTTACCAGAGAAGTACCAAGGAAAGTCAGTACAAGAAATTGTACAGATGCACCAAGAAGCTGAAAAGATGCTTGGTCGTCAGTCTTCCGAAGTTGGTGAGTTACGTAAGGTCGTAGACGACTTCATCCATACACAACTCGAAGAAAAGCAACAAACACCTGTTCAACAGCCCGTTGACGATGATGACGACATTGATTTCTTTACTGATCCAAAATCAGCCGTTAGTAAAGCTATTGAGAATCATCCTAAAATTAGAGAAGCGCAGGAATACACTGCTCAGTACAAGAAGCAAACCGCACTTGCACAACTACAGTCAGAACATCCTGACATGCAAGACATACTAGGTGACGCTAAATTTGCTGAGTGGATCAAAGCTTCTAAATATAGGACTCAGATGTTTGTAGCAGCAGACCAGGAATATGACTATGACGCTGCTAACGAGTTGTTTAGTCTTTGGAAAGAGCGTAACCAAATGGTTAAGCAGACAGCCAAAGTAGAAAGAACAGCACGCAAACAATCTCTCAAAGCCGCAACTACCGGTACTGCTAGAGGAACAGCAGAGCGATCTCGTAAGAAGACTTATCGTCGGGCTGACATAATTAAACTCATGCGAACCGACCCTGAACGATATCAGTCTATGTCAGACGAGATATTCAAAGCATACGCAGAGGGTCGAGTTAAGTAGCCTAATTATCAAGGAGATTTATCATGGCTGGCGAAACCTCTGGAACTTATTTTACAGCTAATGCTGTAGTTGACAAAACCGCTGCTGGTACTTTTATCCCAGAAATCTGGAGTGACGAAGTAATTGCAGCATACCAAAAGAACCTCAAGTTGGCACCTCTTGTCAAGCGTATTCAAATGGCTGGCAAAAAGGGTGACGTAATCCACATTCCTAAGCCTACACGTGGTTCAGCCTCTGCAAAAGCAGAAGCAACTGCTGTAACAATCCAAGCAAACCTTGAGTCAGAGTTGACTGTCACTGTTGACCGTCACTTCGAGTACTCACGTCTGATCGAAGACATCGTTGAAGTACAAGCTCTCAACAGTCTCCGTCAGTTCTACACAGAAGACGCTGGTTACCAGCTTGCTCTTAAGGTAGACACTGACTTGCACTCAGCAGGTACTGGCTTTGGTAACGGTGGTGCAATCGTGTTCTCTGGTTCAGTAGCTCCTACTGACTACCAGCACACTGGTTGTTTCTTCAATGACAACGGTACAACTACTCAGTACACTGACGACACGCTTGTTGCTGGTGATGACTTTACTGATGCGTTTTTCCGTGACATGATCCAAAAGCTTGATGACAACGATGTTCCTATGGAAGACCGTTGCCTCATCATCCCACCTGCAACTCGTAATGCCATCATGGGCATTGACCGATACGTGTCTTCTGACTTCGTAAGTGGTCAGTCAGTTAACAGCGGCCTCATTGGTAACCTGTACGGTGTAGACATCTACGTGTCTTCTAACTGTGCAACTATCGAAGCTGCTGGTGACAACACTGCAGGAACCGTTGATACACGTGCTGCTCTTCTCTTCCACAAAGACGCAATTGTCATGGCAGAGCAAATGGCCGTACGTTCACAAACCCAGTACAAGCAGGAATACCTCTCGACTCTGTACACAGCTGACACGCTGTACGGTGTCCAGGTTTACCGACCTGAAGCTGGTTTCGTTCTCGCAGTACCTTCTGCATAAGAACGACAAGAGGGGTCAGCAATGGCCCCTTTTTAAGTAGTTCAAGAGGGAAAGGCACTGCACTGCTTAGTACCTCTTATTTCTCGTGCAGGAGAAAGTATGAAAACATGTAGTGCATGTGAGGCGCAAAAACCTTACGAAGAATTCCATAAAAACTCATACGCTAAAGACGGTTTACAAACACGGTGTATAGAGTGCAGAAGAAAGCTCGAAACAACAAAAGATTATCGTGCTATCTACATTAATGACAACAAATGGCGTTTAAAACAACTTTACCACGCAGCTAAAG